TCCAAATTGCGTTGATGACGGATTCGAGCCCAAAGGATGTTTTCGTCGTCTGTTTCCATTAGATCAAACATTTATGCACCTTCCAGTATTGCAAATCCACCTAAAACGTATCCTGTTCCGCCTGGGTAAGCGTTAAGTGGGCTAAGTAGCGAAACGGTTGTTGTGCTGGCAAGTGATACCTGAAACATGTTGCCTAGCACAGCGCGTTCTCGGCCTGACCCAACTCCGCTACCAGTAGTCCCTGTACAGGAGAACGGCAATGAAACGATCACAGAACTTGCAGCTGTGCCGTTTGTTGTGATTGTTACTTCAAATCGCACTACAACCATTTTGTTGACACGTTGATAGGTGCCAGTTGCACTTACGGTCGTGAAACTTCCGCTTCCTGATGTGACCGTTGGGGTGTACGAAACGCTCGCTTCACCGATGCTGTTCATTTGTGCCGCGGTCAATATCGCGCCAGATACGAATGGGAATGGGGTAGCCATAGTGTCTCCTACTTTAGTTGCTTATGCGAGGGCGTATGTGTCATTGTCGAGTTCCGATGTATTGAGAATGAAGTTTAGATAAAGCGACGCTGGGCCTGTGTAGATCGTGACGGTGTGTTGATCTGGCGTTATTTGGTGTTCAACACCTTCAACAAACAGGTATTCGGTGACTTGAGATGGGACTACCCCGGCTGGAAATGTTTTGGTAACCGCAATTTGTTGACCAATTTCAAGCAAAGCAATTGTTCTTTTGTCGGTTCCTACAAGGCTGTTAAGTTGGACTTTCAGGTTGCTAAACCAATAGGCAGGGGTTGGGCGTAAAAGGTATGAGGCTAAAGCCCCAGCGTCGGCAATTGTTGCTAGCAAAGTTATAACAATTGGCGTTTCCGATACTCCAAAAGTGTCAATGGATGTTGCGTCTATTGCCGTGGCATAAGTGGTTTGTGGGGTTGGATTCCCAGATGTTGGTACGGCTGGGGTAATTGCTACGTTTACGGTGTTGACCACCGATTGAGTGGTCTCTTGGAAATAGTTGCGATTGACCGAATTATTAGTTGCAAAGGAATCAGCCAAAGATGCAATGCGTTCAGCAATTCCGATTGTGTAGTCAGGCGCGGCCATGGTTCAACTGTTCTCTATGTCAAAAGTTTGATATGGGATACCTGTGCCGGTGTCAGACAAGGTTGCCACGACGCTTCTCAATTGCGGGAGTACTCGAGACTGGGCGGTAAACGTTCCGCCTCGCCCAATAAACATTCGCCCAAATTCGCAGTTTTGAATTCTTAGCAAATAGTCGCGAAGTCCGACTCCATCTTCAATTGAGACTGCACCAATATTGGCGACTCCAACGGCGATGTCTCTAGGAATTGAAATGGCTGCAGAGTTCAAAACTGCGTTAATTCTTTCGCCTGATGTTTGTTGAGTAGTTGTTTGCGCGGCAAGTTTAACGTTGTTCATTATTTGCAATTCATCTGAACAAGTGACGTTTACTGTTGCATGGTTTGGTTGCACAATGTTTTGATCATACGTGGTGATCTGACCTACAAATAAATATTCGTTGTCTCTTGAAATTCTGACGGGTGTAGAAACCCCGATTGCCAGACGGTTATCTGTTGCGTTCCAATATGGGCTAGCAGTATTGACTACTGAAAAGTAAAAGTTGTCGTCGTTAATTTTAAATGATGCCCGTCCAGGGGCTACTGATGTTTCGCGGAATACGTTTTGTCTTCCACGGAAAATGCTAACGGCTTCTATGTATTGGCTTATGTCGTACCAAAATTCGCCGCCAAGTACTGCCGTTCCGTTTAAGGTTGATGTGTTCAATCTGAAAGTGTTTGCTGTGGCAGTACCAACGGCGTAAGCCTCAATCAAATATGTTCCACAGTTAGGAATTGTGGCTGGCATGTTTAGGCCGTTCTGATTCGAATAGGCCCTACGTTTTGATTGTAAAAACGTAGGTTTTCATAAACGGCTTGTGCAATATCTGATGATGTTCCGAGTCCGCCTGAAATGTTGATGGTTACGTTGTTACCCATTCCCCCACCTTTGCCGAGAGGCACAATTGCCTCCGGTCCCTTTTCGCCCACAAGAGCCAAAGTTGCCGACGTGACAATGCCGCCATTCCCGAAACGTGGGATGCCTAAACGCCCTGCAGCTGGTCGTGGCGGTTCTGTTGCTCCTGGGACCAATTGGGCAAGATCAGGCAATCCACCAATGATGCTGGCCACGTTGCCTATAACTGGCATTGCAAGACCACCAAGGATTCTGGCAGCAAGACCACCAATACTGTTGATAGCGCTCATGGCATCAACAAGCTTGTTAAAAGCAATTGCCAAGCCGATCACCGCTCCCGTTGCCAAAATAAATGGGTTCGTTGCCAAAGCAATGTTTAGCGCGACAACGGCAGCTGCTATCGCCCCAATAGTTAACGCAATTCGAGTAAATGCTTGAGGGTTGTTTTGCGCCCAATCAGCAAACCTTTGCATAAACGGAAGCACCCTTTCAAGCACAGGTAGAAACGCTGCACCAATTCCTTCTTTGGTTTCCGCAATTGAGTTTTTAAAGATTGCCATTTTGCCTGCAGCGGTTTCGGCGTTCTTTGCCACCGCGCCACCAAAGGTTCCGCCAAGCACGTCCATGACTTGCTCGAGGGTTGCGCCCTCTTTAATCATGGTTGCCATCTCTGGGGACAATGTGCGAAGCGCCTTAAAGTTTCCTTGGTATGCCTTGGCAAGCGCGTCAGCGACCGTTGTGCTGTCCATTTGTAGCGCGGTGCTTATGTCCATGACAAGATTCATGTCACGCATTGCCATGTCAACGTCTTTAGTTCCGCGCACTAATGCTTCAAGTGACTTGCGGTATTCGGTGTCAGCAATGCCGGATGCTCGACTCATTGCGCTAATTTGATTTTCAATTTGGGCGGTCTGTTTAGCGCCAGCACCCGTGACATTTTGCAAAGTAAGCGCTAAAGCCGCCTGCTCCTGCTGGTCTTCCATTGCCGCCTTAGTTGCGTCACCAAGGGCAACCGCCAAACCGCCAAGCGCCGCAGCTGCAGGAATCGCTGCCTTCTTAATCGCAAACTGTGCCTTTTCGCCAACAGTCTCAAGTTGCTGGAATTGCTTGACTGCGCGCTTGACCCCAGTCCCGTCAAATTCTGAAATTATCGGGATATTAATTGCCATTACGCGGTCTCTCTGTTCGCTTCTTCCATGACGCGCTTAACCAACTGCTCCATCTCGGACATGACATCATTTTGGCGTTGCTCGTACGCTTTCCACATTACTCGCGAACTACGCCCATAGCGTGCAGTTAGGGCACGGCCAAGCGAACCAGCCATGGACGTGTCAAACATGGTGCCAGTAGCACCCTTCCATTGGATGCTGAACGTGCCAACGTTTGTCTTGTTTCCTTGATATTCCTTAATCGCTCGAGTATTGATTTTGGCAGCGATCTTTTGTTTCATACCAGGTATCCACGGAAGCATCTGGAACCCTGATCGAGTTTGCCAATTGCGAGCCATGCCAGAAAGAGGGACGCTAGACGGCACAAGCTTGTTGGCGTCTTCAATGACAGGTTTTACAATCCGCTTGTAATCTTTGGTAATTTCGCGTCGCAAAGATTTGTCAATCTTGTTTAGCGTTTTTAAGGCATCCTTAAGCCCCACAACCTCAATCTTTGTTGACACTCCGTTCACGTCATCTCCGTTTTTTGTTTGCCTCGTTAAGCACTTTAATGACCGTTGCCAAGTCTCTTGAGTCAAACACAATGTCGCTGGGCCACCAACCGACCGCGACCAGTATTTCTGCTAGTTGGCGGCGGTAGGTGCCGCGTCCGTAGGGTTTGGGTCTGTCTCGTCCAGTACCGGCAGAATGTCGATGTCAGGGTTTTTGCTTAACCATTCGCGCCAGTTGTCACCAACTTGCTCGCCTTTGATCTTTAGAATTGTGTGCATCCAGCAGGCGTAATCGGAATACAACGGGTTTGCCGAAAGCTGTTGAATGTTGCGACGCTCAAGTCGTTCCCATTCAGTAACCACGAACAGGTTTGTGTAGTAGTACTCGGGTGCGCTGTCGGGAGTGCGTTTTAACTGCAACTTGATTTTCATGTGTCTCCTATGTCGGCTTGGAGCCGTTACTTATGGGGTTGTGTCAACGCTGTAAACGCCGCCCTGCAGTTCAATGTCCCATTGGCTTAATTCGCCCAAAGTGGCATTGATAACTGGAATTGCTGCAAGGTAGGTATCAGTCAAAATAAAGCCAGGGTTTGTCGTTCCGTCAACAGCGTCAGTTGGATTTACTTTTACAACACACTTACTTCCAAGCAATGTTGACAACGTGGCGTAAGACTCTGCTGATGCGTATGACGCAAACACCGTTAATGTCAAAGTATTCGAAAAGAGGCCCGACGTCATCGTCCTGGATGTAGAACCAAAAGCGGTGTCTTCCAGAGCTTCCTTTGTGACGGTCAAGGTTGCCGAAACGACCTGATCAGTAATGTCGGTCAACGAGCCAATGGCCGCGCCGATCTGCACTTTTGGATTTGAGAGATAAGTACTTGTTGCCATGTTTGCTCCTTAGTTCTGTACTGATAGTAGATGATTTGTTACTGCTCGTTGTGGATTATGCGGTCTGGGCTTGGATAGCGCAATCAAGGTCGTAGCACGGATACAACGCGCCACCGATCTCAAGGCTTGACGGACGGCCACCCATGACGATGATCTTGGAGCCAAGCACGGTTGCAACAATGCTAAGAATCTGACGCAGTACCGGCAGACCTGCTGGGCCCGAGCCGATTACTTTGACAGGGAACTCGAGGCGCACCACGTTGCCGTTGCCAGCAAACGTAGTGAAGTTTGGCGCATCCAAGTACACGCAATTAGCGGCGAGTTTGGTTGCATCGTTTACAACACGAAGTCCAGTTACCGCGGTCAGCGTCGCTGTTACGTCGTCAATCGCTTCGTTGAACAAGTCGGTGTAACTGTGCCCAGGACCAGGACCAGGACCAGGACCAGGGCCAGGGCCAGGGCCGCTCATGCTACCGCTGGACGTGGGATGCCAAGCAGCTGCTTGACAATCGGGGTCAGGCTTTGCTGTGGTGCCGAACCCATGCCATCAAACGTGGCGTAGGTTGCCTCTATTGAGCCTCTGGAGCGCCACAGAGCGGCGCAATACATCAAAGTGCCCAATGTGGCGTCACCGCCTGGCGAGGTCGTTAGGGAGTCGATATAGCCTGACTCCTGCCTTCTGCGAAATGCAAATTGGCACCCAGCCGACACAGATTGCGTGAGCAATGTGTAATCGTCTGACGGGTTTGCAATGGTTATGCCAAGGTATGTCATAACGTCCGAAGCTGTTACCCATGTGCAAACTGGCGCATAAGACACGGTGCCAGACGCGGCAACACGCTCAACATTGTCGGCGGTCTTGGCGTAAAGCACCTGATCGGCAATTGGCATTTGGTAGTCATACAAAAGGTCGCCCTCTGTATCAACGCCAATAAACAAATACTGTGGCAATGCGCGCACGCTATACGTGCCGTTAAATGTGGCGTCAACGCCTGCGACCGTAATTGACTGGCCGACTGCAATCTCGCTGGGGGTCAGGAGTTGCAGTACGGCGAAGTCATCAATCAGGTACTTGTTGGTAACCGTGTATGTTGCCATGAGCGGATGCTCCGCTCTCGACTAAGCGATTGCGATTGACTTAACCTGATCGCCGTCTGCGATAAAGGTTGAGACGTAGCCGTAGTAGGAGAATGTGCGACCCAAGGTTGCAGGTACTTCTACCGACATGATTCCACGCACTTGCTCGTAGAACTCAATCGCTGATCCGCGGGCTACCACCATGGTGTTGTCAGCAAATGCGCGGTCAACAACAAGGTTCAATCCGAGTGGGTTAAACGTGTTCATTTGTGTCACGTTTGCGGTGCCCATGCCGTTTACGCCCATGAGTCCTGCTGCGCCGGTATATGGGAAAATTGGGCGCTTGTCTGCGTCCAACTGACTGCCCAATTTCTTCCATACGTCTGGGCTCACGAAAATGTGATCAGGTAGGAAGTTTGTTGCGGTGAGGATGTCGGTTGCTGCGTCGTACAGCGCTGCAATCAACGATGTTGGGTCGTTTGCAGTAACTGTCCAGGTTGAACCTGATGCGGTGTCGCCTGCAAGGATTGCGTTACATGCGACTGCGTCTGATTGCAGCATGTATTGGCCTGCAAGGTCACGCAAGATGATTTCCATTGCTGCAGGTGAAGTGAAGTCGATGTCTTGTACTGACAAAGTGACTTGACCGGCAAGCGTGGTCTTGGTGACAACGTTTGATGCAATTACTGGCGTGGTTGCTGACACTCCTGAAAGTTCAGGTGACTGTGAACCTACCGACGTGTGGGTCGTCCAGGTTGGGCGGATCCATGTCTTTGATTGTCCACCGTCTGGCATTGCGCGAGCGCCAACTGCGGTGACTACTGGACGGATGTAGTTCAGGTCATCGAATACTGGCCCAAGGACTGGTACTGGCAAAAGACCAGGTGTGTCCGTGGTGAGCACATCGCCTGCAGCTGCTTGAAGTGCTGACTGCTTTGACAATGCAAACTCGCGCGCGGCTGCTGCAACGTTGCGGAAAGTTTCTCCGCCGATGTGCATTGCTGCGAGGTATTCGCCTGGTGTTGGCAAATCAAACTTGCGCTTGGCCTGTGCATAAATTGGTGCAGTAGGGATGGTTGCCTCGACTGCGGTTTCGTTTACTTCGGACATTTCTGGTTTCTCCTCTACTGGGGTTACTTCTTCATTTAACACTACTTCTTCGGGCTCTTGGTGGATACTCGCTGCGACTTTTGTGATGTTTGCGGCATCGCCAAAAGCGCCAATCGGAACAAGGGATAATTCCATCCAGTCGGCTGACTCGATGATCATTGTGCCTTCTTCGTCATACGAGAACTTGGTTGGGTTTACGCCGACCGATACTTGGTCAATGGTGCCGTCTAAGGCCATAACCAACGCGTCATTGCCTAGGGTTGTTGCGCTGATCTTGGCAGTAAACAACATTGCGTCATCCGTTGACACTCTTTCCAGCACGATGCCGACTGGCATATCGGCTTGGTGATACATGAACAGGCGTGGCGCTTTGCCTTCGACTGGCAATGAGCCAGGACGGAAGATCACAGCTGTACCGTCTGAAACTACTGCCGGCACGTTGTACGGAACAGCGGTTCCCGAAATGGTGCGGCGTGGGGCGTCACCCTTTGCGGCGTCAATCGTAAAATCTCCTGCAATTAACTTAATCATCGTGCTAACTCCTCTTGAGTGTTTTCTCTTACAACTATTTCTTCATTGTCCATACGGTCGGCCATAAAGTTTTCTTCTAGGTATTCATCGGCATCAAACTCAACATAGGTTCCGCGCGGTAGCACGTTGTCCATTGACAGCGCGCTGGCAATTGCATCTGCATACAGTTTTACGCCGAACAAGTACAGGTCTGCTCGCGCTTGCTGTGATGACTGGTAACTGTACGCGCCAGTTGCGACCCCAACGAGGTAAGGGGGCGTATTTGCCAATCTTGAGCATTCAAGAGCTTGGTATTGCGACGCTTCAATCAACAGCATTTTGTCAGGAGTGCTGTTTGTTTCCGTGTATGTCAAATACTCGTTAAGCGCAGCGGTTTGGTTTGTTGCTCGAGCGGCGTTGAACGCGCTAGCCAAATCAGCCAGTTCTTGCGCGCTAAGTGGTTCGCCACCAGTTTGCTTAAGTACGCCGGCAGGGATGCTTGACGATGCGTTGCGGTTGCGCGCTGCTTCAAGTTTAAGAGCGGTTTCAATTGCGCCAGGTGCAGAGTAGATCATGCCTTGCGCTGGCGATAGAAATTGCACAAGGTTTGCTGGGTCAAGCATGCCACCGTTAAAATACACTTCTTTAGACGGGGCAAACCACACAGGGCCAACCATGTCGGTAGTAGTAATTGAACCTGCTGGAAGTCGAGTAAACGTCGCAGGGTATCCGTCAGCGGTGCGCGAAGTGATGTACCAAAATGCGCGACCAAAAAACATCAGGTCATCAAGTGTCCACGACATTAAAAATTGATAACTAACGGTTGGGTCTGGTCGCCGTATCCATGAACGTGGAGCAATATAAACCTTCTCCATGTCATCGCCGTTCCACATTTCGTTGTACATCTTTAACGGCATTGAGCCAATAACCGACGCCATCAAATCTCGAGCGCGGTTAATCGTTGGAACGCTGATCGCGCGATTTCGTGCTTCGCCTTCTTGGTAACTGTAATACTGGCCGATCATGCTTACGCCTTGCGCGTTACTTGTGTAACCGCCAGCAACCGCAGCTGCCACGCTAGGCGCTGGGCTTATCGCTGCTTTACGGGTTTTGTTAAAGATCGCCATGTTCCTACTTTGTCATATAAGTGGCAACCGCGCATGACTTAT